ACCAGGTTCTGCGGCAATCTATATTGAGCCTTGGCATAAAGATATCTTTGATTTGTTAGACATTAAAAAGAATACAGGTGCTGAAGAATTAAGAGCTCGTGATTTATTTACCGCACTTTGGATACCTGACAACTTTATGAGGTCAGTTAAAGAAAATGGTGATTGGTATTTATTCTGTCCTAACGATATTGAGAAATCAGGATTAAAACCATTACAAGAGTGTTTTGGTGACGAATATGAGGAAGTTTATAACAAAGCGGTCTCTATGGGTCTTGGTAAAAAAGTTAAGGCTCAAGACATTTGGACTAAAGTTATTGAATCACAAGTTGAAACTGGTGTTCCTTACTTATGTTCTAAAGATAACGCGAATAAGAAAACTAATCACCAAAACATCGGTGTGATTAAACAATCAAATCTTTGTAATGAGATTTATCAGTATACTGATGAAGAAACAACCGCAATCTGTACCTTATCATCTATGGTATTGAAAAACTTTATTAAGTCAGGAAAGTTTGATTTTGAACTTTTATTTAATGAGGTTAGAAAAGTTGTAAGATCACTCAATAAAGTTGTGGACATTAACAACTACTCAACGCAAAAAGGGTTAAAAGGTGGTTTAGAACAAAGAGCAATTGCTATTGGAACACAAGGTTTAGCGGATGTATTTTATTTAATGGATTATATCTTCACGTCTGATGAAGCAAAAAAATTAAATAGAGACATTTTTGAAACAATCTATTACGCATCGATCTACGAAAGTAATCAGTTGTGTATGAATGGAAAATACGAACAATACAAATTCTTCAAGGGATCACCAATGTCTCAAGGAGTATTCCAATTTGATATGTGGAATATTGATGAGACACAACTATCAGGAATGTGGGATTGGGACAAATTGAAAGAAAGTGTTAAATCGTATGGTGTTTGTAACTCATTATTCACGGCACAAATGCCAGTTGCGTCTTCGGCAAAGATCACAGGTTCTTATGAAATGACAGAACCGGCTCACTCAGCAATCTTTAACAGACGAGTTGTTGGTGGTGAGATCATGATTGTGAACAAATATTTAATCACGGACTTTGAAAAAATAGGTATATGGTCTGAGGATTTGAAGAATGAAATTATTATGAATGAAGGATCAATTCAGAACATTAATTTCAATAACTACTTAGATCCTGAAGATAAAAATTACAATAAGAAAGTTAAACGAATTGAACATTTGATTCCTAAATACAAAACAATTTGGGAGATATCACAAAAACAACTTATTGATATGGCGGCAGATAGAGCACCATTCATTGATCAATCACAATCAATGAACATCTATATGTCTAATCCAACATTATCAAAGATTACCTCATCACACTTCCACTCTTGGGAAAGTGGATTGAAAACACTTTGTTATTATGTGAGAACCAAAGCGATTTCAACAGGAGCAAAACATTTGGCGATGGACATTTCAAAAAAACAAAAACCAAAAGCAACACCTGAACCACCGAAAGTTGAATATAGTAATATAAATTTACCGTCAAAACCTGAGAATTCAGATTTTGAATGTTTTGGATGTTCATCTTAATCACGACATTAATCACGACAATGTGTCGCGATTATTTTAATAGAAAGGTATAAAAAAACAATAAATCACGATTTCTGTCGTGATTTTTTTTTATATGTAATATTTATAAATAAAAATTATTATGAAAAAAATAGTAAGACTTAATGAAAGAGACTTAGCTAATATCGTAGCTAAAGTGATAAGAGAAGAACAAAAAAGTAAAAAGAACCTTAATGAAGGTGTATTATTAACTTTAGGTGGACTTGCACTTGGTGGAGCTGTTATCAAAAAAGCATACGATTATATAAAAAACAGACAACTTAAAAATAATATGTCTGAGACAGGTAACGTTAAAAAATCTAAAGATGGTAAATTTACCATGAAAGAATATGAAGACAATTCGTCTGGTGAAACGTTTTGGGGTGTTGATGTAACTGACCACACTAGAGGTGAAGGATATGAAGAGAGACGAGTTTTATTATTTAAAAACGACCCTGAAAGAATTGAAAAAATCTTAAATTCCGAAGTTAAACATGATTATTCTGATGAGGCGTATATGACAGATGGATACGAAGATATGTTCGGACAATTCAAATCCGACAAACGAATTGATTTAGATATCGAAGATTAATAAAAAACCCTCCCCAAAAAGGAGGGTTTTTTATTTGTTCTAATTTTTACTTAAAAAAAACCTAACCTATATTTATATGTGATATGGCAAATGGTATTACATACGGTATTTCTTTTCCTTTTGTGGATTCATTCACAGGTAGGTATTTGGACGTAACAAATTCTACTGAAGGTGAAATTAGATCTGACTTAGTTCACTTACTTTTAACAAGAAAAGGATCAAGGTATTTCTTACCCAATTTTGGTACTCGTCTTTATGAGTATATTTTTGAACCTTTAGATGGGCCAACGTTTTCGGATATTGAATCTGAAATAAGAGACACAATTGGTAATTACATGCCAAATCTACAAGTTACTAATATTACCGTTGAACCGGCATCTGCGGGATTAGAAGATAAAGGATTTACGGTAAATCAAGATGGTGAACGAGAATTTAAAGTTACCAATATTGCTCAATTAGAACACACAGCAAGAATTAAAATAGATTACAGAATAACGGATTCTGCTTTTGAATCTAGTGATTTTATCATTATTAATATTTAATAGTATATGGCAGAAAAGAATATATCTTATACAGTCCGAGATTTTCAAGGAGTAAGAACTGAGTTAATTAACTTCACTAGAACGTATTATCCTGATCTCGTTCAAAACTTTAACGATGCGGGTATTTTCTCTGTGATGTTAGATTTGAATGCGGCAGTTACGGATAACCTTAACTTCCAAATAGATAGAAGTATCCAAGAAACCGTATTACAGTTTGCGCAACAAAAGAACTCCGTTTATAATATTGCAAGAACTTATGGTTTAAAAGTACCGGGTCAAAGACCGTCAGTTGCTTTAGTTGATTTTTCAATTACAGTTCCCGCTTTCGGAGATAGGGAAGATTTAAGATATTGTGGTGTTTTAAGACGAGGATCCCAAGTTAATGGAGCTGGGCAACCTTTCGAAACGGTATATGATATTGATTTTGCTTCACCAATAAATGCTGAGGGATCACCAAACCGAGTTAAAATACCAAACTTTGACTCAAGTGGTAAACTTATTAATTATACGATTCTTAAACGAGAAGTTGTTGTTAATGGTATTACGAAAGTTTATAAGAGAGTAATTACCGCTAACGATGCTAGACCTTATTTAGAATTATTCTTACCTGAAAAAAATGTTTTGGGTATTACAAGTGTTTTACTTAAATCAGGAACACAATACTCAACAATACCACAACCACAAGATTTTATCACCGTAGGTCCTGAGAGATGGTTTGAGGTGGATGCTTTGGTACAAGATAGAGTTTTCATTGAAGACCCTACTAAAGTATCTGACCAACCTGGTATTAAAGTAGGTAGATATATAACAACATCAAACAAATTTATTAGTGAGTATACACCTGAAGGTTTCTGTAAAATGACCTTTGGTGGTGGTAATATCTCCGCAGAACAACAATTAAGAGAATTTGCCCGTGATGGTAAAGGTTTTGATTTAAGTAGATATACCAATAACTTTGCTATGGGTGCTGCTTTGACACCAAACACGACTCTATTTGTTCAATATAGAATTGGTGGTGGATTATCAAGTAATTTAGGTATAAATACGATCAACCAGATTGGTACTGTATCATTTGCGGTTAATGGTCCATCAGATTCTGTCAACAGAAGTGTTATTAATAGTTTACAATGTAATAATGTGACTGCGGCTATTGGAGGTGCTAACCTACCAACAACTGAAGACGTGAGAAACATGGTTGCATTTAACTTCGCGGCTCAAAATAGAGCGGTTACGGTTAATGACTACAACTCAATTATAAGAACAATGCCTTCTCAATTTGGTGCACCTGCTAAAGTGGCAATCACTGAAGAGAACAATAAAATAAAAATTAAAATGTTATCTTACGATACAAGTGGTAGTTTAACGAACGTAGTTTCAAACACATTAAAACAAAACGTCGCAAATTACCTATCAAATTATCGTATGATAAATGACTACATTTCAATAGAAGCAGCAGAAACGATAGATCTTTCAGTTACGGTTGATGTTGTTTTAGATAATAGTCAAAATCAAGGTGCGGTTATCGCCAAAGTAATACAGTTGGTGTCAGAGTTCTTTAACCCATTAGTTAGAGAATTAGGTCAAAACGTTAATATCTCTGAATTAAGACGAATACTACAGTCCGAAAATGGTATTGTGAGTATTTCTGATGTTCTATTCTTTAATCAAGTTGGTGGTCAATATTCATCGGCTCAAACATCGATGCCATATGCAGATCCTTTAACAAGACAGATACAACCAACGGCAGATACTATCTTTGCTACACCAACACAAACTTACCAAATTAGATACCCAAATAAGGACATTAATGTAAGGGTATTGAACTTAAAAGCGGTAAACTTCTCGTAGCGATTTATTTTTCCAAGAATAAGATTATTTTTTCTAAAATAGGAAATAAACTATTTATGAAAAAACGAAATCTTTAATGCCCAAATCATATAGAATAAGAACCGAAGTAGGTGTTGACAAATATATTAATGTCAATTTAGAACAAGATTGGGAATCTTTGGAAGTGCTTTCCTTAAAGATTCTTGCAAATGATTTATACACAAGAATGTGTGCGGATTACGGTGTCGTAGTTGGTCGTGTTTTTGTTAATAACGGATTTGGTTTACCAAATGCTAAAGTATCGGTTTTTATCCCATTGGATGATGCGGATGAATTTGACCCTGTAATTTCCGAACTATATCCCTATAGAACCATAACCGATACCAATGAAGAAGGTTATAGGTATAATTTATTACCTAAACTACCATCATATAAAGGACACCAATCGACAGGAACATTTCCTAATGTTGGGGATGTGTTAATGGATGAATCATATATTGAGGTTTACGACAAATACTACAGATTTACTGTAACAACAAATGATAGTGGTGACTTTATGATTTTTGGGGTTCCCACCGGAACTCAAACAATTGTGATGGATGTTGATTTATCTGATATTGGTTGTTTTTCTTTATCGCCACAAGATTTAATACAACAAGGGTTAGCAACCGAAACACAAGTTAACGGGTCTACCTTCAGATCATCAACAAACTTAAGAGAATTACCACAAATTAAAAATTTGGTGTTTGATGTTGATGTTGCTCCTTTTTGGGGTGATCAAGAGTTATGTCAAGTTGGTATTACACGAGTTGATTTTGATTTGACCAAACAAGCAAATATCAGTATCCAACCAACCTCCATATTTATGGGGTCAATTATATCAACAACAAATGACGATGCATTGAAGATTGGATGTAAACCAAAAAACAATACAGGTAATTTATGTGAGTTGGTTTCAGGTCCTGGTGAAATACAGGCAATACGACAAACAATTAATTCTGATGATCAAGGTTTACCAATATTAGAGGTATATCAAGTAGAACAGGAAGGTAAAGTAATTGATCCTGATGGGGCATATGTCCTTAACGTACCAATGAATTTGGATTACGTATTCACAAATGAATTCGGAGAACAAGTATTATCCGATGACCCTAGTAAAGGTATACCAACAAAAGGTAAGTACCGATTTAAAATGAAGTGGCAAAATGAGGAAGGACTACAGAATAGTTTCCAAAGAGCCAATTTCTTAGTACCAAACGTTAAAGAATACGGGTGGTCAACATCAGGTAATGATCCATTTGATCAAGCAACACAAACCTATACTTACCAAATTCAACCAGGTTTAGTTACAGGTGTAACAGAAGTACAATCATTTGGTTTTGATGCTGGTATTTCATTTGAAACTTCACTTAATAATTCATCATATGAAATATATTTGAATGGTGTTCTATATACGGGGTCTCAAAATTCAATACCATTTAATGTCGGGGACACAATTCAAATAGTCGGTACATCCGTAAATCCTAACGTTACTCAAGATTTTACATTCAAGGTATACCCTGAAACACTATTCAATCTTTTAAAGTCATATGCGTTCAGTTTAGATTGGGATGATTATGTTAACCCACAAGAAGCGATCGATTGTGAAGATACTTTCTATGAGTTTAAATATAATAAAGTTTATACGACCGCAATGTTCTTGGATAGATACAAGAATGGAATTGGTAGGGCAAGACATTTAGGGATAAAAGAAATTGATAACAGATCTTGTAAATCGACGGTAAATACGTTCCCTGTAAATGATATAATTAGAAACTTTGACCCAATATTTTTTGTGTTTAACATATTGATCAACGTTTTAACTTTCCCACTTTTAGTTTTACTATTTGTTGCACACTTTATTTCATTCACATGGCCAATACTCAAATACGTATTAATAGTTTTAAGTCTTTATTTAACTTATGATGCGGCAGTTTCGTTGTTTAACGCTATACAGACTGGTATACAATTAGTTAGTGCGGGTGCTGGTGTTATTTCAGTTGGACTTGGGGTTACCGTTAACGTGGGGTGGATACTTGAGGGTATTCGTTTAATATTTGCCGGTATTTTCTTAATAGCCGCAGCGGCATTTAAAGTGGCGCTAGCGGCGGCATTTTTCGCCTTTACAATTATTGCCGCAATTAAAGTAAAAGGGTTCCCAAGAATATCTTTACCTATGATTGCATATCCTGATTGTACGAGTTGTGATTGTGATTGTAAAACTGCGGAAATGGATGATAATTTTGACCTCAATAGTGTTAATGATGAAATAGACGCTGCCGCTCAAGGAGGGTCAAGTAGTTTTTATGATCTAACATTAGTACCGTCTTTAAGTATTATTGCGCCTGTTAACTCTGCTGGGTCATATTATATACAACACCCTAACATGTCAGGACCAGATGATGATCCAAATAGTAATCCATTCCAATGTGGGGGGTCGGGACCTTATAAAACATTTGCATCACTCATAGGTGATGATAAGATAAATCAAGATTTAGCGGTACAAGCGTCTTTGGATTTAGCGAGAGTTATTTCTGGTTACGATGTACTTTCATCTACTAATCCGAATAGATTATATGATAATGAACAATATTTGCTTCACGCCCCACAACCATTTTTATGGTCGGCAGATAAAGATGGTGTAGGGACTGACGATAGATATTTTGCGTACCCAACCTCAAAAACATTCCCACAACAATTAAACGACTTCAACACAAGAGATAAGTATTTCAACACAGGAGGAGCATATAATCAAATACAAACAACGGTGAATCCTTCTCTAAACTCACAACCATTTACGGATCAAGTGGTTGTTGTTTTAATGAGTCCTGGTGCGATAGGTCAAATCGGAATTGGAAATGTGTGTTCATTCCAAGACCCAAATTACACCGACGCACAATCCTCAAATCGTTTACTTAATTTAACAGGGGCAACACTTAATCAGTTTAACACTAATTCAATTACGGGGACAACACTAACAGGAAATTCAGTACCGGCTTTAGTGCAATATGCTAATCCTGCTAACCCACAAGTTAACTTAAATGCGAACATCGTACTTAATCTACCACAAGTTAGTCAACAATCTGTTGTTGGTAACCCAAATGTTGAAGCGTCTTATTTACAGTTTGCGACCGATATTGAGTATTTCCAACTAATAACAGGACTTACCGTTAATGAATTCATCGGAATTGATCAGTTAACCACTGGGTATTATCCTAACAACTACTTAAGGCATGATGTTACTATTTTAACACCTGACTGTCCGGTAGGTGACCAAACAGCATTTAGTTCTTGGACAATAAATAACGTAGTTACCTTGATGGATGGTTGGGAAGGTTATGAAATTTGTATTTTTGTAAGAGGTGTTGACCCATTCACACCAAAACAAACTATCAAATACGATGTATCTAAAATATTTGGTTTCTCATCTTTTGGGTCGGTTCAGATTGAAGGTTCGTATTATTTAAATAGACCAATACAGGGTTATAGTACTTTTGCTTCTGGTAATAAACCAGTTAGTCACGTAAGTGCTAACAATAATGTTTCTAACTTATATTTCCCATCATTTGCATTCACACCTGATACGACTAAGTTTACGGCGTTTACCTCTAACTTACCTTATTATTATTTATGTACTGACGATACCAATGTTACTAATATTGGTTCTTACACACCAGTATTTCCTACTTGGCAGAACACATCACAACTAACAACAGGTGGTAATTTATATCAACTTTTAGCGTCGTCTTATTATACGATACCACAACAACAATCTGCGCCAACTCAATATGTTGGTGGTAATGCATTCTTAGCGTGGAATTTAGATCAATTAATATTCACAAAAACAATATACACCAATTCAGGTGGTTCATGTGATAGTGAATGTCAGAAAAAACAATATTACAATACTCAAAGTGGTTGGTTTAATAATGTTAATGTTGGAGGTAACCTATCAGTTTTATATTCACCGGCTTACTATAGATACGGATTAACGCCTGTTACATTCCAAAGTACAAATATCGTAATGAGAAGTGACCGATTACCAACATCAACTAAAATTGAAAATGGTGTTCAGAATAGAACTGGTTATGCTTTACACCAAAATAACAATTTTACCGCTTATAACGCTTCAGGTATTCAAACTGAACCTACAATATCGGCTGGTGCGGACTTACCAACGGGTGATCAACAAGATGAGGATTCATTTGTTTCAGGTTTGACAAATACTTTAACTTGTGAAGGTATGGTTCCTTTGGAATGTTATAGTGGATCAGGAAGTAATGTTGGGGTTATTCCTCCCGATCAATGTTCTATACCTGTTAACAGAATGGTTAATGGTTGTTATTGTTTATTAAATAAAACATACTTAGCCCAATATGGTGATGACGCTAGATTATTCTTAGAGTGGAAAGTTAGATTTACAATGAACTTTGCTGCTTGTAGAGGTGTGTTTTCACAGGTGTTCCAAAACAACTGGTTAAATGGGTCTTTATATATGTTTAGCTTTAATAAGAGTACAACATTCGGACCTACACTACAACCAAATTACAATTACTGCGAAGATGTTGTTGTATTTAATGATTTGTCAAATAGTTTCTATTATAGATCGTCACCATGGAATGGTAATGACTTTATTGGTAAAAATTCACCATCAATAAGTCCTTTTACCCCACAAAGTCTTAAAGATTTTCCTGGTTTTGGGTACAATAAAAAACAAATTCAATTCCCAACAACGGTAGTTGATTTAGGGCCAAGAGATAGTTTTATTAATGAGATTTGTTGTAGTGGTATTGATGGTTTTGGATCTTACTACGCGGATCAATTAAAAGCGACATCATACCAAGATAATTCTGATCTAATCCAATTAGGGTTCTTATCGAGAATTTTAAATGAAGGGGTTAGACAAAGAATGATACCTGTTAGTACTGGTGGTGACTCAAGTGAAGGTAAAGGTATTATACAGTTCTTTAACAGTACAAGAGGTGGTTATAGAATTGATGGTGATTGGGCTCAGATGTTATCAGTTAATTCGGAGTGGAAAGTATTGCCATTCATTAGTGAGAACGTACCAAGTAATAATTATATTTTCTTCGGTGATAACTATTATCCGGCTTCTTATCCGTCAAATGCGGACATTAAACCGGTATTCGGTGTATTCTTCCAAACACCATTACAAAACTTAAACTACAGAAAAATTGAATCACCGGGTATTGAAACATACAGTAACTCCCCATTAATTCAGGAAAAATTTGGTTACTCTAAATCTCAAGTTGTTCCTCATTACAAATGGTCTTTAAAACAAAGTAACCCTACTATGAACATCTTTGGGACCGAAGATAACAACTGGCTTACTGATAATGTTTATAGTGGAGGGTTCTTTAGTAAGAAATACCAAGATCTTGACTTTGATACTTTACAAGAAAAATACATTACCCAAACAACTAAGTTAGGTTACATTTCAAATTATGTTAATAACGTACCAGATGCTCAACCAACAATTAATAGTATTATACAAGGACAACCAATCGGATCTAATCAACAAGCAGTTGTTGTTGGAGCACCATACCACTTCTATTTTGGTTTGAATAATGGTAAAACAGCGGTAGACAGGTTCTATAAACTTTACGTAGCAACAACTGATTAATAATGACCGTAGACCCAACAGAAAGAATAATATCGTCAACACAGAGATATAAATCCGCACCGAGAACTGATCAGTTTATAAACATACCGTTCAGTCAAACAAGTAAAGATTTAGTTGAATATGACAGAAGTGTTGATTTAAATTTGGTAAA